CATCCGCTGCGATCACCCCATTCCAAGGCGGCAACCCTTTCAGCTTCGCCACCGGCCGCATCATGACCCCCCAGGGCCCGGTGCCCCTGCGCGCCTACGCCCGCGGCGGGATCGCCACGGCTCCGCAGGCGGCGATCTACGGGGAGGGCTCCACCCCTGAGGCCTTCATCCCCCTGCCCGACGGCCGCCGGGTGCCGGTGGCCCTGAAGCAATACCCCGGCATCCCGGGCGCCCCTGGCAGCGGCCAGTTCGAGTCCACCGATCAGGTGGTCCAGCGGCTGGTCGAGACCGCTCGCCAGGAGTCCACCGCCCGGGCCGCGGCCGTCGCTGCCAGCTCGCCGGATGGCACGGTGCGAATCAAGGTGGAGACGACCCGGATCAACTCCGTGGACTACGTCACCGCCGAGCAGGCTGAGGCTCTGGCCCAGGCCGCCGCAACCCGCAGCACCGCCCGTCAACAGCGAGCCTTGCGGTCCAGCCCAGGTGCCCGCCGGAGCCTGGGGATCTGATGGATCACGACATCTCCGAGGGCGTCTACGTGCAGCTGCTGACCCGGGACGGGGCCCCGACAGGCTATGCGTTCCAGCAGTTCCACACCGGCGAGACCCGCACCTATCAGGGCGTGGACTACATGCACGCCGGATTCGCCTACTCCGGCGCGACGGTGGATCTGGGCTTCCCCAACGCTGAGGCCGTGCTGGCGTTCAACGCCGACGTGCTGGGCCTGAACATCTGGAAGCAGGCGGCCGATGATCTGTGGATCGCCAGGATCCGCACCGTCTGGCTGGACCCTGTCACCCTTGACGAAACGGGGATCGAGATGATCGACACCTACGCAATCACCGCCTACGTGCAGGATCTGCAGCAGGTTTCGGTGACCCTCGGCAGCCCACTGGATGCGATCGGCGGCGACTGGCCCCGGCGGGTGCTGACGCAGGCGATGGTCGGCGCTCTGCCTCCGAGCGCGGATCTGAGGTTCTGATGCTGGGGAAGCGTCGCCACCGCCTGCTGCTGCCGATCGATCGGCAGATCATGACCGCCCTGGGCCTGAGCGAGGTCCAGTATCGGCAGTTCCAGCTGGAGCAGGAGCGCCTGAGCCGACTGCGGCCGGTGGAGGGGCCCGTGGCCGTGCTGATCGTCCCAATCCTGATCAATCTCGCTATCTCCGCCGTCCTGTCGGCCGCGGCCTACCTGCTGACGCCCCGCCCGCGGCTCAAGCAGCGCCAGGCCCCCCGCCCCGGTGAGCTGCGGCAGGAGCAGCAGCAGGGCCAGCAGCTGGTCTCCAGGACCGAGTTCGCCCCGAAGCAAGGCATCTCGAGCACGCAGGACACCGTTGAGCTGGGCGCCACGATCCCAGTGGTCTGGGCCCACCGCGAGACCATCAACGGCATCACCTACGGGGGCGTGCGGGTGAACTGCCCGCTGCTGTGGAGCCAGATGGTCAGCCTCGGCGGTTCGCAGATGCTCCGGGCCGTCTATCTGGTCGGCGAGGCCCCGATCACGGGCATTGACCCCCAACAGTTCGCGTTCGGCGAAAACCTGCTGTCCGCCTATGACCTGGGCGCCGCAGGGGAGAGCAGCGCCAGGGTGACGATCTACCACCGCCCCGGCGGCGGCCGGATCCGCGCGACCGATCGCGTCGCAGGTCGGTTGGCCGCGAACGACCCAGGCAACGCCGAGACCGCCGGTGCCGACGACGTGTTTCAGGTGCGGGGGCTCAACAACCAATACGTGCCGGCGACGTGCTACAGCTACCAACCCAGCAGCCAGACGGCGTTCGGTGTCTACGCCCCGATTGGCAACGGCCTGGCGTACCGGGTGAACCCGCAGATCCGCCCGATCACGCAGGCGAACCTCAAGACGCCGAAGGACCAGGACCTGGTCAAACAGGGGATCAGCATCATCGTCTGCAGCCGCGACAACGCCGCAACGGCACAGCGTGCAAAGTCCGACGCGATCAACTCGAGCCGCTGCGGCCTGACGGCCCACCGCCGGGGCGGCAGCAGCGTGACCGATAACAGCCTGCTGGTCGATGACGAGGTGGATCTACAGATCGACGCCGGCACCGACGCCGGTGGATTCTTCACCAGTGGCGACTACTCCGAGGGCAAGGGCGACATCGGATCAGCCGTCGCCGGCCGCCAGCGTGCATGGGATGACGCGATCGTCGTGGGGGAGCTGTACCGGATCGGTTCTGCGGTGTGCGTCTGCTCAGGCCGCAGCCCATCGGACGACGTGTTCCGCTCGGACGTGGACCAGCAGCCGATCGGCGGTGGGATCAGCGTGACCGCGACGTTCCGGGTGGTTGAGGCCGGCGCTGCTGACTTCCCTGGCACCGGCGGCACCAGGTCGGGCACCGCGGCCCCCCATGTGCTGCGGATGGCACGGGCGACCGTTGCGATTCCGCAGCCGGCGCAGGTGATCGAGCTGGGCATCCGCTCCACCGTCGGCATCCGGGTGTCGGGCCTGATGAACTTCCGCGACGCCATGCCCTACGCAGATGTGGATGGCCGGGCCTGCGACTACTACAACCTCAGCTACCTGCTGGCCCAGCAGATATTGCGAGTGACGCAGTATCAGTCGGGCACGATCACTCAGATTGAGACCCGCTACTCATTCTGGAGGCTGCGCTACCGAATCGCCGGCAGCACCAGCGGCTGGTCCAGCCTGCCACAGCTGTTCGGCGTCAGCGGCAGCACGCAACAGTCGCAGTTCAACTTCCTGCGGATCGAGTTCCCGACCCGCCAGCGGTGGGAGGTGCGACTGGACCCGGTGAGCGGCTGGGAGGTGCGCAGCGCCACCGCCAGCGGTGATCTGATCGTGATCGATGCGCGGCTGTCGACGCTGCAGACCGTCGGCGATGGATCGGTGGTGGTTCGCGTCGCCGGGGATTACGTGCAGCGCCAGGCGTCCACGTTCCAGATGCCCTGCACCATCAACACCCGCGGCGGGATCGGAATGCCGAACGTCGACGGCGGCAATTACGTGGACGAGTGGGCCCGCCTGGCGGAGCAGTTCGTCTACGACGAGATCACGACCAGCGCCAGCAGCCCTGAGCACGAGATCACCTACGTCAACGTGATCGACACGGCGCCGACGACGCCGACCTATCTGGACATGACGCTGGTGGGCGTCAACATCCGCAGCGGCACCGAAGCCCAGCAGCTGGGACAGCTCAGCGTCTACGTGAACGACGGGCCCGACGCCAGCCACTCATTCCCGGCCCTGCTGGCCGCCGGGCTGCTGAATCAGCGCTATGGGATGGGATCCATCCTGAGCCCGCTGCAGGTGGATCAGGCGAGCTTCGACGCGGCATCTGACTGGACCCGGACCCGCGGCTACTTCTGGGACGGCGCCCTACCGAAGCCGGTCAACATCCGCACCTGGGGCAACGACACAGCGGCCCTGTTCCTGCTGGACCTGATCACCCGCAACGGCGTGAGCTACCTGCAGCCGGCGGTGTTGTTCGGCGAGCCGGAGCAGATCACGGGACTGTTCAATGCCGGCAACATCGTCGAGGGCAGCTTCAAGCTGAGCTACCTGGACCAGGCCGAGCGCCAGCCGGTGCGGGTGTCGGTCAAGTGGCGGGAGGAGCGCCGGGCCGAGGGCGACGGCAGCAACCGGGGCCTGTTCCCGGTGACCCGGGAGGTCACGGTCCGCGAGATCGGAGTGAGCGAGACGGCACCGCTGGAGGTGATCGACATGAGCGACTTCTGCACCAGCGAACGGCACGCGATCGACGTGGCCAAGCTGAAGTGCCGCATGAAGCGGCTGGTGACCCACCAGGTCACGTTCGAGACGATCCCGCAGCAAGCGACGCTGAGCCCCGGCCGCTGCTGCCGGCTGGCGATGGAGACCGTCGCCTACGAGACCGCCCGCAACGGCGCCATCATGGCGGACGGCACGATCGTCACCAGCGAACCGATCGCCGATGGCACCTACGACGCCCTGCTGTGGGACGGCAGCAGCCAGACCCAGGAGGTGGGGCTGGTCATCCTCGGCGGTCGGGCTGTGGACCAGGGCCAGGCGGTGTTCTGCCTGGCGGAGCGCAACGCGACGGAGCAGACCTACAAGGTCCAGTCGATGGCGTTCAACGACGCCGGCAACATCGCGGTGACGGCCCTGCACTGGCCAACCGATGAGGATGGCCTGTCGCTGATCTCCGACGGGTTCGACGTGGCGCAGAACTGGATCATTGAAGGCGCGATCGGCACCACCGATGCGCCGGGCACGATCACCTCGAGCTTCACCGGCGTGACGATCACCGGGCCCTCGACCCTGACGGTCGGCGTGGCCGGCAGCTATGCGGCGGTGGTGAGCGGGACCGGGACGGGGTTCACCTACAGCTGGACCGGCGCCGGCCTGACGTTCGGAACGCCGACGGCGGCATCGACGACGATCACAGCCAGCAGCAGCGGCAGCAAGACCGCCAGCTGCGCCGTGACGCGTGGTGGCGTGACGATCACCGACACGCACCCGATCCTTGCGGTGGCAGCAGACACCAGCACGACGATCGGGACCGTGACGATCACTGGCAGCACGACCGGCACCAGCCCGGCAACGATCACGTCAACCGCTGGGATCAGCGGCACGGCGACCGATCCGGTCTACAGCTGGACGGCCCCGGTGATCCCAGCGGGTGGGACCGTCAGCTGGAGTTCCACGAACGAGGCGAGCGCGACGGCGGTGTTCACCGGCGCCGGCACCTACCAGCTGGCGTGCCGGGTGACCAGCTACGTGGCGACCGACCGGATCGTCGACAAGGCCGTGACGTTCAACCTGAGCACCGACACCGCGACGGCAACGGCCCATGGGTTCGCCGCCGGCGACCAGGTGACGTTCACGACGACGAGCGGCGACCTGCCGACGGGGCTGCTGCAGCAGACCACCTACTGGGTGCGCAGCGGTGGCCTGACGGCTGACCAGTTCACCCTCGCGGCCACGCCCGGCGGCACCCTGCTGGACCTGTCCGGCACCGCCAGCGGGTCGTACCGGGTGACCAGACTGGGCAAGTCGGACCTGCAGCAGGTGGTGATCTCATGAGCGTGGCCTTCCCTGCGATCCGCCCGGCTGACCGCCAGTTCACCCCGCCGGCGGTGCCGGTGGCCGAGACCCGCAGCGAGTCGGGCCTGACGTTCCGGCGCCGTCGCGGCAGCCTGGCGGTCGACGCCCTGCTGGCCCTGCGGTTCGACGCCAGGCCGGTGGCCGACTGGGCGGCGATCGAGGCAGCCTGGCTGGCCAGCGACAGCGGGATGGATGAGCTGCTGCTGCCGGCCGAAATCTGGGCGCCCGGCGTGGCACCGGAACTACCGGGACTGCAGTGGCGGTTCATTCCGGACCGCCCGCCGCAGAAGGCCGAGCCGCGGGAGCTGATCGGACGGGTGAACATCACGGTGGAGCTGCGAGCCGTAGCGGTGTGACGGTCACGGCACTGGCATAGTGGCAGTAGGCGACGGCTGGGGTGAGGGTAGGGTCTGGGGTGTTGAGCTTCCCCAGCGAATCATGAGCGAATGGATTACTGACCGCCTGCCGACGGCGGCGGATGCAGATGAGGATGGCGATGTTCAGCTTATGAGCTATCCAGGTTGTCCACCTGATCAAGGCGGATTTGCTCCCTATCGCTGCGTCCTCCCCGGCCAATCATGGTGGAGCCCTAAAGCCGCCGCCGCCGCTCAGCCCACCCCGCAGACTCCGCTGGATCCGGCCCGTGTGGTGACGGCATTGGCGGTCGATGGTCTCGGAGTCATCGTTGCGGCCTGCAATGACGGCACGATCTGGAACATTGGCAGTGATCCTGAGTGGACCCAACTCCCCTCCATCCCCCAACCCGAGGCCTCCAATGCTTGAAATCTACGCCTGGGCCGGCGCCTTCACCGCGATGAGCGTCGTGCGCCCTCACGAATGCCGAGAGCCCGGCGAATGGCTTGCCGCCCTGCTCGCCGGGGCCCTATGGCCGCTGGTGGTTGCGGTGCGGGTTTGGATGTGGGTTCGGCGGCGGGGGAGGAGGAGCGCATGACCCCTCCCACCTTCTACGTCAACGACCATTTCGGCTGCATCGGCCGATTCTGGTGGGTCAACACCATCCAGCAGCCGAGTCAGGCATGGAATCCAATCCTGTTCCCCATCTGGGGCAAGGTTCGGTGGTTTCGGGGGTGATGTTAGCCGCACCGTTCCCCTACTTCGGCGGCAAGCGCCGCGCCGCGCCGCGCATCTGGCAGGCGCTTGGCGACCCTGCTGGCTATGTCGAGCCGTTCGCCGGATCGGCCGCTGTCCTACTGGCGCGGCCTGCCTTCATTGGCCGCAGGGTTGAAACCTTGAATGATGCCGATGGATGGCTGGTCAACGCCTGGCGATCAATCCAGTTGAGCCCCGATGCTGTGGCCGCTGCAGCATGGGGGCCAGTCTCTGAGATTGACTATCACGCCCGCCTCGCCTGGCTTCAGGAACGGCGCACACCTGACCTTGTGGCATGGCTGGAAGGCGACCCCGAGGCCCACGACGCCAAGGCGGCCGGGTGGTGGCTGTATGTGCTGGCCTGCGGCATTGGCGACCCGTTTGGGCCGGGACCGTGGCGGGTGGTTGACGGTCACCTCCGCGAGCTGCCTCACCTTGGGGATGCAGGGAAAGGTGTCAACCGCGAGCTGCCTCACCTTGGGGATGCAGGGAAAGGTGTCAACCGCAAGCTGCCTCACCTTGGGGATGCAGGGAAAGGCCAGCTTGAGGCGTACATGGGGCAGCTTGCTGATCGACTTCGACGGGTGCGCATCACATGCGGATCATGGGAGCGCGTTGTAAAGCCATCGGTCACGCGTAGCGGCGCTGGCGGCGATGGCACGCGAGCGATCTTTCTAGATCCGCCCTATGCCACCTCGGGCGATCTCTACGCCGAGTCATCGGAGGGCATTGCCGTTGCCGTGCGTGAATGGTGCCTGACGGCCCCGCGGGACCTACGTGTCATCCTTTGCGGCTATGACACTGAGCACGACGCCTTGTTAGGCCATGGGTGGAGCGTCGTGGAGGGCAAGGCTGGCGGAGGGGCAGGCTATAGCGTCAACTCACTGAACGGGCGCCGTGAGCGGCTGTGGTTGTCACCGGCCTGCATCGGCACGCAGCAGCAGAGCCTACCTTTCTAGCCGCTACCCTGACCCTATCCTCCCCCTCAGCCGCCCGATGGCCGTCCTGACCTCACGCGACGCCGAGGTGCGCCTGGACGGCATCGGGATCGCCAAGGCCCGCGACATCTCCCTGCAGCTGTCCTCCGAGACCCCGGAGGACACCGCCCTGGGCGACACGACCCGCAGCTACGTCTACGGACTGCGAGCCTACTCGGGGTCCATGACCCTGCTCTATGACCGCAGCAGCCCCGTCAGCCAGCTGCTGCAGCAGCAGATCACGGCTGACGACACCATCCGTGACCTGGAGCTGATCCTGCTCGACCGCAACATCCGCGGGCCCGTCCTGTTCCAGAGCACCGGCATCTCCACCAGCGTCGGCGATGTGGTCAGCTGCCAGGTCAGCGTGGTCTTCAACGCCATCAGCGGGACGGTCTGATGAGCCTGCTGGGTACCGGCGGGGAGATGGAGCTGAGCCGCGAGTGGCC